CGAAAAATTTTTCGAGTTTTTCTAAAACTTTAAGGAGTGAAGGGGTGCTTATCTTGTACAAGGTCATCATGAGTGAGACGAGGGATCGCGAGATTGATACCGACTATGCCACGGCCATGGGTACAAATGTTTTTGCTCCCACGCAACACGTCACGAGGGAAGAAAAAAAAGTCGAAGCGCGGCCCAACGTCTTCGTGACGGACCACCAGCCCATGGACGAGTTCGAGGAGCCCGCAGACCCCGACGCTCGGGGTCTCTTTGACGACGAGGACGAGGACGAAATTCCGTTTGTGCGGACCGACGCCGAGCGCGATGCGGAGCTCCGCGCGTCCCTGGGTGTCGTGCCGCGCCCCGTTCAGGACGGCTTCAACGTCACGGGTCGAAAGTGGCCCGCGAAGCGCCCGCGCACGCCGGAGCCGTCGGACGAGGAGGACGACATGCCCGACTTGGCCGAGATTTTCGACAACTACGATGTGCCCATTCGTACTCGCATCTCCGTTTGCCGCGCGTATGCGAGTTACCTGGCAGCACAGCTGCCCAAGAAGCCGCGGGCTCCCAAGACGCCCGCTGCGCCTCGCAAGAAGTAAACAGTCTTTTAGTGAGGTCTCACACGACCGGCGCTCATATCCATCATCATTTTGCCGGTGTACAACGTCCCTTCGTTGTGTTGTCGCTTGAGTTGTTCCATTTGTCTGAGCGCTGCTGCGTCGTATGCCGGCGACTCGATCAGCACGGGCCGCCCGTGCGCGTCGGGGCGCACATCGAGCAGCAAAGTCCACGATGTCGCGGTATCCGGGTCCAACCCATTTGCTACAAGAAAGAAGAAGAGCGTGAAACGGTCTCTATTGGACTTATGTCTCTGGATGGCTATGTCGATGAGGTACCGCGGCCACTCGCTCATCTTGTAAAACAGGTCCTGCTGTGTCAAGTATGTCATGATACGCAGTTCGCGCGTATCAAAGACCCTCTGCATGTTTTCGCAAAAACGTGCGAGGGAAAGACCAGCGGCAGCCTCGCGTGAGTCGAGGCGTGGAGGTTGGGACCCCTACGGAGCGCAGCGACAGGGGGCAGCCGTCCGCCCAGAAGTGACCGCCTATATTACCGGTCACTTCTGGTTAGAACCTCTGGTTTTTTCTAAAAATAGCGTTGAGGGTGTATGACGAGTCAGGCCCGAAACTATTGCTTCACCATCAACTTCGCCGACGGCGAAGTGACGGCGTTGACGCCGGATATCGATTTTCCTGAGTGGCTGACGTACGCAGTATGGCAGCTCGAGCTTGGCGAGCAGGGGACCTTGCACTTCCAGGGGTACTTGGAGTGCTCGGGAAAGAAGTCGATGCGCCAGCTTCACGACGTTCCCGGTTTTGAGCGCGCCGCCCTTTTTGTTCGAAAGGGGACGCAAGCTCAAGCCATCACGTACGTGTCCAAGGCCGACACGCGTATCGACGGGCCTTGGTATCACGGCGAACCCAAGGAGCAGGGAAAGCGTAGCGATCTCACTGCGATGAAGCGTCTCGTAGACGAGGGCGCTCCTTTGGTTCGCGTGTGGGACGAGCATTTCGGCTCGATGATTCGCTATCACAAGTCCGTTCAGACGTATAAGCGTATCAAGATCCCGCAACGGGACTACGTTACGCAGTTTTTTGTCATAATTGGGCCCTCCGGTATTGGTAAGTCTCGTCTCGCCCGCGAGATGTTCCCCGACGCTTATTGGAAGACGAACAATAAGTGGTGGGACGACTACGACCAGCAGGAGTCTGTCGTTTGGGACGAGTTTCAAGGCCAGTATCCTTTTCGCGATCTATTGCGCGTGCTTGACAGTAGTCCATTGGCTGTCGAGTCGAAGGGGTCGTCGGTGCAGTTCACCGCTCGTTATGTTTGTTTCACGTCTAATTATCATCCCATGGACTGGTACGATTCTGCCACTATTCGCGTCGAGTGGGAGAATTCACCCCTTCGTCGTCGTCTCGAAGAATTCGGGACTGTTATTCAGTTAGGAGCCGTTCCTCGGCGTGACGACATCGGCGGAGCCGATGGAAAATCCAAATTTTTTCGAGAATAGAGGGTCTTTTTTCCTCGGGATTTTTTGCTCTGAGCGATGTCGAAACGGGGCTACGTGAAGAAGATGGGTCGCTCGGGCAAGAAGCTGACGCAGAAGAAGCGTGCGAAGTTGACTGGGGCCAAGTCTTCGCTCAAGGCTTCGAAGATGGCCGCGTTGCGGACGCTGGCCAATTCTGCGACGGCGGGGTTTCTCGGGATTGAAACCAAGTTCTTGGATCGCGATTACGGATCCACGATTCCTGCTTCTGTCAATGCCGCCGGCGGAGAGGCTGATCCTTTGACCACTTTGTGTTTGAACGCGCCCGCCCAGGGCGATAACGAACAGGCACGCGACGGCAAGCGCATTGTCGTCAAGAACATTTCTGTCAAGGGCACTGTGACTGTGCCTGTTGAATTCGTTTCCGCTGAGCCTATTCGGGTTTTCGTTGCGATGGTACTCGACACGCAGACCAACGGAGGCCAGTGCGATTCCGAGCTCATTTTCAAGAATCAACACGGCAGCGCGGCCACGGCTGTCGTTCCCCTGCGAAATTTGCTTTATTCGAAGCGCTTTCGCGTTTTGAAGTCCCAGGTGTTCGACCTGACTTCTCCGGCAGTCGGATACGGCTGCCAGCGCTCCTTCGAGTGGTTCACTCCGATGGAGCTTCCCGTGAATTTCACTGCCGGTGACACGGGAATTGTTGGCAACATTGTTGACAATTCCATTCATATGGTGGCGTATGCCACGCGCACTGGTGCCTATTTGCAGTACAACTCTCGTGCTCGGTTTCAGGGGTAATTTATTATAAAAAAACACAAAAATACGGCGAAAGCCGGAAAAATATTTGCTATAGGGTGCTTGTTTTTGCTATGTTTCGTCATGTCAGGACTCCTTCAGTATCTCGTGCTAAGCGTTCTCGTGAACCTTTGCTGCCTGCTTCCGCTGATCATGACGACGTGCTGCTGCCGTCTAACGGCTCGGTCGCCTCTTCTCTCGCGTTTTTTCCCTCGAAGGAGCTGAAATACTTTGACACGTATTTCGCTGCACCGACAATTTTGGCGTGCCCTGTTGTCTGGGGTTCGACGAACACCGTTTTGCAACCATCCGCTCCCAGCGATTGTATTTCTGCTCCGCTCCGGGGCGATGGCGGTAGCAATCGTTCCGGTCGAGGGATTCTTATCAAGAACCTGCAGCTCTCCGGCGTCCTGTACCGGGACGCGGAGCCCGTCAAGTTCGCGCCCCCGGCCCCTACGTATGCGTATGTCGCTGTTGTGTTGGACACCCAGTCCAACGGCGCCGCCCCGGCGTCCTATGACATTTTTGTCAATGACAGCGGTTCAGTTTCCACTGCTTTCCCGCCATTTCGTAATATGGCGTCCAACAGCCGTTTCCAAGTGTTGAAGTGGGAGATTTTCAAACTGGGGTCGCACCTTGCGTTTACTATTGACGATACTGTCGTTCCGGCTGAGTTTTCGCACGCAGGCGATACTACTCGTTTTGACTGGTTCCTCCCGCTCGATTTTTTGTGCAGATTCACTAATGGCGACGGGGGCATCGCTTCCGTCGTTGATACGTCTCTCCATGTCGTGGCTTACCGCTTTGACGGCGTAGCCGTCGATTTATATTGCAAGTCTCGTATACGTTTCGCTGATATTGAGTAGAGCACGGGGGTCCGGGGGCTTGCCCCCGGGTGGGGTTCGGGGCTTGCCCCGAAAAATTTTGAATATATTCAAATTTGAATTTTGGCGCGCGCGCCAAAAGTGACTTTTTTTCTCTATTTTTTTTCTCTAGTGTCGACCTCGAAAAATTTTTCGAGTTTTTCTAAAACTTTAAGGAGTGAAGGGGTGCTTATCTTGTACAAGGTCATCATGAGTGAGACGAGGGATCGCGAGATTGATACCGACTATGCCACGGCCATGGGGACAAATGTTTTTGCGCCCACTCAACGACCCCCCTCTGAGGAAAAAAAAGTCGACGCGCGGCCTCAGGTGTTTGTGACGGACCACCAGCCCATGGACGAGTTCGAGGAGCCTTCGGACCCCGCTGCTGAGGGGTTGTTCGACGACGAGGACGAGGACGAAATTCCGTTTGTTCGGACGGACGCCGAGCGCGATGCTGAGCTTCGCGCTTCTCTCGGCGTTGTTCCGCGTCCCGTCCAGGACGGCTTCAACGTCACTGGTCGAAAGTGGCCCGCGAAGCGTCCGCGCACGCCGGAGCCTTCGGACGAGGAGGATGCCATGCCCGACTTGGCCGAGATTTTCGACAACTACGATGTTCCTATTCGTACTCGCATCTCTGTGTGCCGCGCCTATGCGAGTTACCTGGCAGCGCAGCTGCCTAAGAAGCCTCGGGCTCTCAAGCAGCCCCCGGCTCCTCGCAAGAAGTAAATATCCCTTTAGTGAGGTCTTACTCGACCGGCGCTCATATCCATCATCAGCTTCCCTTTGTACAACGTCCCCAGGTGGTGTTGCTGTTTCAGTTGTTCCATCTGCTTGAGCGCTGCTGCGTCGTATCCTTGCGACTCGATAAGCTTTGGCCTTCCATGCGCGTCGGGGCGCACGTCGACCAGCAAAGTCCACGATGCCGCGGTTTCCGGGTCTAACCCGTTTGCTGCTAAGAAGAAGAACAGCGTGAAGCGCTGTCTGTTGTTTTTGTGGGGTAGCAGTGCTATGTCGATGAGGTAACCCGGCCATTCGCTCATCTTGTAAAACAGGTCCTGCTGTGTCAAGTATGTCATCACCCGCAGTTCACGCGGCGTGAAGACCCTCTGCATGATTTCGCAAAATCGTGCTGGGAAGTCCAGCGGCAGCCTCGCGTGCGCGAGGCGTGGAGGTGGGACCCCTACGGAGGTCAGCGACAGGGGGCAGCCGTCCGCCCAGAAGTGACCGCCTATATTACCGGTCACTTCTGGTTAAAACCTCTGGTTTTTTCTAAAAATAGCGTTGAGGGTGTATGACGAGTCAGGCCCGAAACTATTGCTTCACCATCAACTTCGCCGACGGCGAAGTGACGGCGTTGACGCCGGATCTTGATTTCCCCGAGTGGCTGACGTACGCAGTTTGGCAGCTTGAGCTCGGGGAGCAAGGAACCCTGCACTATCAGGGGTATCTCGAGTGCAGCGGGAAGAAGTCGATGCGCCAGCTTCACGATGTTCCCGGTTTTGAGCGCGCTGCCCTTTTTGTTCGTAAGGGTACGCAAGCTCAAGCCATGACGTACGCGGTCAAGGCCGACACTCGTGTTGACGGTCCTTGGTACCACGGCGAACCAAAGGAGCAGGGGAAGCGTAGCGATCTGCTTTCTATCAAGCGCCTTGTCGACGAAGGCGCCCCTTTGGTTCGAGTCTGGGACGAGCATTTTGGCTCGATGATGCGCTATCACAAGTCCGTTCAGACGTATAAGCGCATTAAGATCCCGCAGCGGGATTTTATCACTGAGTTTTACGTTATTATCGGTCCTTCCGGCATTGGTAAGTCTCGTCTCGCTCGCGAGATGTTCCCCGACTCTTATTGGAAGGCGAACAATAAGTGGTGGGACGACTATGATCAACAAGAATCTGTCGTTTGGGACGAGTTTCAAGGACAGTATCCTTTTCGCGATTTGTTGCGCGTTTTAGACAGCACTCCTTTGGCTGTCGAATCGAAGGGGTCGTCGGTGCAGTTCACCGCTCGTTTTGTTTGTTTCACGTCTAATTACCATCCTATGGACTGGTACGATCCGACTGCTGTTCGTGTTGAGTGGGAGGATTCACCCCTTCGTCGTCGGCTTGAAGAATTTGGGAGTATTATTCAGCTGGGCCCCGTGAAACGGCGGGACGACATCGGCGGCGCCGATGGAAAATCAAAATTTTTTCGAGAATAGAGGGTCTTTTTTCGTCTGGATTTTTTGCTCTGAGCGATGTCGAAGCGGGGCTATGTGAAGAAGATGAGTCGCTCGGGCAAGAAGCTGACGCAGAAGAAGCGTGCGAAGCTTGTGGGGGCCAAGTCTTCTCTGAAGGCCTCCAAGATGGCCGCTCTCCGGACGTTGGCCAATTCTGCGACAGCTGGGTTTCTCGGGATTGAAACCAAGTTCCTTGATCGCGCCTATGGCGGTTCCATTCCCGCCCCTACGGATGCAACCGGGGGCGAGGCCGATCCTGCTACTACTCTTTGCCTCAATGCTCCCGCTCAGGGTGACAACGAGCAGGCTCGCGACGGCAAGCGCATCGTTGTCAAGAATGTGTCTGTGAAGGGTACCATTATCGTTCCTTCTGCCCAAGTTACTGCTGAGCCCATCCGGGTTTTCGTTGCGATGGTGTTGGACACTCAGACCAACGGGGCGCAGTGCGACTCCGAGCTTATTTTCAAGAATCTGTCTGGTTACGCTACCTCTGCCGTGGTTCCTTTGCGCAATCTGCTTTATTCGAAGCGTTTTCGCGTTTTGAAGTCGCAGATTTTTGACCTTACTGCCCCGGCCGTTGGCTACGGGGCTATGCGCTCTTTTGAGTGGTTTGCTCCTATGGAATTGCCTGTCAATTTCACTGCCAGCGATACTGGCGTTGTTGGCAACATTGTGGACAACTCTATTCACATGGTGGCGTATGCCACTCGCACAGGTGCTACGCTTGAGTACAATTCTCGTATTCGTTTTCAGGGTTAATTCATAAATAAAAACACAAAAATACGGCGAAAGCCGGAAAATTTTAGTACTATAGGGGTGCTTTTGTTTGCTCATGTTTCGTCATGTTAGGACTCCTGCAGTATCTCGTGCTAAGCGTTCTCGTGAACCTTTGCTGCCTCCTTCCGCTGATCATGACGACGTGCTGCTGCCGTCTAACGGCCCGGTCGCCTCTTCTCTCGCGTTTTTTCCCTCGAAGGAGCTGAAGTATTTCGACACCTATTTTGCCGCTCCGACAATTTTGGCTTGTCCTGTTGTTTGGGGTTCGACCAATACGGTCTTGCAACCCTCGGCTCCTAGTGATTGTATTTCTGCTCCGCTCCGGGGCGATGGCGGTAGCAATCGATCCGGTCGAGGGATTCTTATCAAGAACCTGCAGCTCTCCGGCGTTCTCTACCGGGACGCGGAGCCTGTCAAGTTTGCGCCCCCTGCTCCTACGTATGCTTATGTCGCTGTTGTATTGGACACTCAGTCCAATGGCGCCGCTCCGGCGTCTTATGACATTTTTGTCAATGATAGCGGTTCTGTTTCCACTGCTTTCCCGCCATTTCGTAATATGGCTTCCAACAGTCGCTTTCAGGTTTTGAAGTGGGATATTTTCAAATTGGGGTCGCATCTTGCATTTACTATTGACGATACTGTCGTTCCGGCTGAGTATTCGCACGCGGGCGATACCAAGCGTTTTGACTGGTTTCTTCCACTCGATTTTTTGTGTAGATTCACTAATGGCGACGGTGGCATTGCTTCCGTCGTTGACACGTCCCTCCATGTTGTCGCTTACCGTTTCGACGGCGTAGCCGTCGACTTATATTGCAAGTCTCGTATACGGTTTGCTGATATCGAGTAGTGTACGGGGGTCCGGGGGCTTGCCCCCGGGTGGGGGTTCGGGGGCTTGCCCCCGAAAAATTTTGAATATATTCAAATTTGAATTTTGGCGCTCGCGCCAAAAGTGACTTTTTTTCTCTATTTTTTTTCTCTAGTGTCGACCTCGAAAAATTTTTCGAGTTTTTCTAAAACTTAAAGGAGTGAAGGGGTGCTTATCTTGTACAAGTTCATCATGAGTTAGACGAGG